TGTCATCGACGGTCGATAACGCTCAAGAAAATTCATTCTCTTTGTATTAGCTAATAACATTTCATAAAGTGATTTAGATATTGTTACTTTTTCATTCATAGTATTTTTCCTTTTGTTGAGTTAAACCTTTCTTCTTTCCGCATATCTCACCACTTCCCCCGCAAACCAGCGGGCATCAGTCGTGGGTTTATTTATGTCACGTTGTGACGGCACACGCACGGGCTTTGGGAATTTTGGATCACAGATAATTGCACCTCGCACATGTCTGTCTGAATAATCGAAGTATTTCGCAATATCACTCACAGACCACAATTCACGACTGTTTTCGTTAATCTGTTGCTTTGCAAGTAGTGATTCAAGTGCTGTCAACTTTGCAAAGAGTTGTTCATTTGTGATTAATTTTTCTTTAGCTTGTGGTACTTTTCTTGGTAACAACATAAATTCTCCTTAATCCACCAATTCAAAATTCAAATCCCAATCAACTAACGTGTTCGCATAAATCATCATCAGTTCTTTCTTCTGCCACGAATAAAGCCGACTATATAACTTTTTCAACACATCATATTTAACCGATTTTTTCTGATTCCCGATTTCTGCCACGACTTCAAAACGATAAAAATCAGGACCATTCTCAATCATTACTTGCTCAACGCTCACACACTTTGCGACTTCTTTCTCAATCTCAATTATCTGTTGATTTTTCGTCATTTCTTCCCACTTTTCTTTGTCGTAAAAAAAGCAAAACTGCACCGCCCACAAACTTTCTTCAACTGTTCCCGCGTAGATTTCTAACTTCACCGTTTCTTTATTCATCACGCCTCCCACTTCATCACGCCAGTTTTAATCAATGCGCCATGTTTAAACATTAAAAGCTCGTCAGTTTTTAACCGCACTTTGCCGCCGATTAATAAAATCATCTGGTCTTGCGGGGTTAAAACAATGTTATTTTTCTCTAACCACGTTTTACGTTTCGCAATTGCGGTTAATAATTCGCCTTTTTCTAATTGTGATTGCTGATAATCCGGTGAAAAATCCTCTGTGTTGATTTTTCGTTCCGTACAGTTATTGACAGAACTCCAAGGCGGTCTGCGACCGCTATTTTTTAAAGCCCCATCAACAACGGCTTTCTTAATCAACTTCCAAACCGTTGTTCTTGTTAAAATAGTTTTGAACTCAATTGCTTTCTGATTAAAGAAACCGATGATTTTTTTACTTACTTCACCATACTGATTTGGTTTTCTGTTTTCATAGCAAGTACGGGCCAGCAAGTCATCACGTTTTACTGTCGGCATTCCCGCTCCTTGTAATAATGTATATTCAGCCCAGTCCCCACGGTCTGCCGCTTCAACTAACTTTGTTAATTGCTCATCGCCCGCAACTTCGCCACCGCGTTTGCGACGTAGCTCACGCCACACTGTCACTGGTGAACCGCCAATTTGTTGGAATTGACGAATGCGCCATTTTCTCGCCCACGCTGATACATTTCGGCTCATGTCTTTTAACTTCTCACCAGTTTCTAAATCCACGTCTTCATCACACGCATAGCCGTCGATGTTTTTCGCAATGTATTTCGCAATGTAGCCTGTTGCCGAACCTTTCTCCCAGTCGATTGCTTTCGCTGTAAAACGGTGTTCATCTGCGCCTTTTTCATCCCCGTCTTCTTCCAGTGCATAGCGTTTAAACGTTGCACGCATGGCATTTACTTTGTCTTGTTCAACAAATAGCAACAAGTGCCAGTGTGGCGTGCCGTCGTGGTGCGGTTCAACAACACGGAAACCAAAAGGGTTAATGCCTTGGCGTTTCAAACTTGCACGAATTTTTGCGAATACCGAACACAAATATTTTTGTGTGTCTGCTGGGCTTGAGAAATTCCAGTTTTTCACAAAGCCACCGTGCGAATGTACTGCGTGATAAGAAGATGGGGCGGTTAATGTGTAGAACTCGCCCGCATAGTTAAGATGTTTTGCCACTTCTTCAAAGCCACGCATACGCACCATTAATTCGGCACGTCTGACGGCTGGATTTGAAACCGTTTTGTAAAACATTTCATCAAGCCCGATGATTTCCTCGTCATCGTCTTCATTCACTAACGCCATTTGTTTGATGTACTGCGTATTTTTTCGTTTTTGCAAACGCCATTCTGCGATTGCCTCACGGCTCGCGTATGGGCTAGCTTTTTTCTGTACTGCACCAACGGCAATATGTAAATGCTCACGAATACGCGAGCGAATAGTCGAAAGCTGACGAAACCACCATTTTTCACAACGCATCTTTTCCATTGCGATGTTCATTCTGTTTTCGTCAAGCAAGCCTTCTTTGAATTGATGATAAAAAGGCGGGGTTACGCCTTTCAAGTGCGTGTAATACGCCATTTTTTGATAAAGTGCGGTAAAAATGCGGTCAATTTCTTCTTCTGTTCTCGCATTTTGCACTTCTGTTTTGATGTACTTTTCTTCAAACTGCATGATTAATTCTTCGATATCTGCAGCAATAGACTTGGAAAAATTCTCTACATCATTAATAGAAAACTCATCTAAGCCCACTGTTTTTCTTTTGAGTTTGCCACCCTCAAATTGATTAAATGTATAAATTGTGCCGTCATCTTTATTGATAATTTTTGAGATCGGGTAACGATTCATCACGCCCTCGACGCGCGCCAAAATCCCGTTATCCATTACCTCACGGATCCACAAATTTGCATCACGACGGCTTTTTGCTTTGAATGTGCGAATGTAGCGTTTAACAAAATATTTCGTTAAATAATCCGGCAAACCGGCTATGTATTTGTTCACATGCGGGAATGACAACTCATCAAAATTGAATAACTCAATCTGATGAGGTGTCATACCGTCAAGTGATCTTGATGCTTTTACCATTGGCGAACGTTGAAAAAACGGCTCTTTCTTCGTTTCTTCAACGTTCACCACTGGTTTAACCGGATCAGCTATCCAGTTAATATTGTCTAACACGGCATCAAACATTACATCTCTCGCACACGTTTTGCTAAATCTTCCCACGCGCAAGCATCGTCCCATGTTGCAAAAAAGCGGGCATCTTCAAGCATTTGCACTTCAGTTGTGTTTGCTTTATAAATTAGCCAATCAATACGCTCACTACTAACGTACCAAACCATCTGACCAACCTCTGCTTTCTCTAACGGTCTCGGCAGCTCAACTTTTACGATGTTGTCATTCCACATCGCTACAATATCTTCATCACCAATATTTCCATCAGAGAGTTCACGTCCATCTATCTTCCAAGCTTTTTCAAAACTAAAACGATAACCAAGCTCACGACCTTCATCCGAATACATCATTTGCACTGTGTAGCCAAGTAACGCAAAGTCATATATACAACCGTCTTCACTAACACGGTTAATCACGCCCTCTGGCAAACGGTGAGCAACAAATGCTTTTTTACCATTACGCAAACGCACTGGCTCACCGGCTAATGCTCTCTGTAAATCAAACCCTTTCATCACATCACCCCTTTTTCTAAATTCGCTAAATATTCACTATGCAACTTGAACCATTCTTCAATCTTGTTCATCGTTGTTTTCACGACTTCGCTCATTTCATTTAACGCAAGCGTTTCGTATTCGTTCAATACAAAATAAAGCAATTCACCCAGTGCCTGATTAATGTCTTTGTGTTCTTCGCCAAGCGGTCTTAATGACATTCCTTTACTCCAAGGTGTATCGTGATTTTCGATATACTCAACGACTTCAAATAACTGATACTTGTTATCTTTATGCTCAATTATCACTTCTGTTCCGCAATCCAAACTGATCACCATGTTTCCCATATTCATCGCTTACTCTCCCATCTTCTCAATCACATACATCACATAAACAATTCCCAAAACTAACGCGCTAATAAAAAGCACTCTGATGACACCCTCTAATTCCACTGATACTCTCCTGTTTTCATTTCAAACCAGCTTTTAAAAAGTTTTTGATGCTGCTCTAACATTTGCTGATAAACCGCTTTTGCTTTCTCAATATCGCCCTTTTCTAATGCGTGATAATATTGCTCACAAAGGGTTGTATAAGCGCGTGATTGTTCACTGTGTAATTGCGCAACTAACGCAATGCCTTGCGCTGTTAATTTCTTATTGATGACTAACATTCTTCACCTCGGCATTTTTAAAATCTTGTATTCTCACGGGAATAGAAAAAGCGGTAATAAACGGCTTTAATAAACGAATGGTTTCTGCAATCTCAATGCGTTCTTCAAGACTGTATTTTTCAAGACTGTCTTTCACTTCCCACCCCAAACGCTTTGAGATTTCAATAAATGTCGCCTGATTATCGCGATAGAATTTATTGAACTGGCGCACGGCTGGGTTAGTTTCCCAATGCATTTTTGCCCGCACTTCTGCAATGCCTTGTTCGTTGACTTCTGAACTTGTTTTGTCAAATACAGGAAAATCGGTGAAAGCCATATTTGCCCCCTTTTCTCTTTCTTACTTACCTAAAAACGCCCAAAAACGATTGATTGCGCGTTTCACAATGTTTTGTTTTAACGTGATAACATCGTTACTAAGCTCACTAATGTTTCTATAAGTCACTTCTTCGTTAAGCACTCTCATATCATTAAATGCCACTTGATTTGCGTTAATGCGAAGTTGTAGTGCTAACTGCTTTTCTAAACTCTCAACACGTTGTTGTAGCTTGAAAACATTTACTCTTTGCTTGTTTTTCTCTGTCACTTTCTGATTTCTTTTTTGCTTAATCATTGTGCAATTCCTCAAATTTAGGTTGAAAAAATCCCACCGTTTTTTATTTTTGAAAAAAAACGGTGACTGGTTTATGAATGAAAATTAATGATGTTTATGTTTCTGTTTCGATTTCGATTTGACGTGTGTCTGTCTGATCTAAAGGTTTATTCACTCTCATGGCATCTTCGTTGATCTCATAATTGGCAATTGCCACTTGTGTGATTTCACTCATCACTTCAATCTTGCAAGCGTTGCAGTTATGACAGAACAACAATGTTTTTGAACTGTGCATTGTCATTCTTTCTGATGTGCGAACTTTCAAATTAGAAGAACCACATTTTGGGCAACGAATATCCACCTGCGCCATTACTTCACCTCTTGTTTTTCTAATGAGTTGATCAATCCATTTAATGCTTTAATATATTGCTCACCTTTTTGAATAACTTCTGGGAAACACGCAGATGAACTTAAATGAAAATGATATAAACGCTCGTGATGACGAGTTAACGCTTGAAGAACGCCTTGCAATTCTTGAAGAACAGTACTTTGACTTGTCGCAATTGCTAATTCGTCAAGATTATCAACTGACTGCGACGCAAGTGATTTTAAATACGCTTTTGCTTGTTCTTGGTGAGCAAGATGCTGCTTTAAGCGACAAGATACGCAAAAATGCGTTGACACATCTAGCAAGGCTTGCTGACCACAACCCTGACATGCTTGACGAATTCGGCGAGGTTGTTGAGATGTTCTTTCCAGAACAGCAGAAACAGGACTAACAACCACGCTTTTGATTTTGATAAGCCCCGCATTGTCGGGGTTTTGTTTTTGACATTTACACATACACACACCTTGTTTATTTAATAAAAAACGTTTTAATGAATTGATTAATACCGTCTAATAGCTCACTATCTTTTGGTAAATTTGCCTCTTCAATTTTGGCTATCCCCATAAGTTGATGCTGATCCAAAATAGCTTTAATAGAATAAAACGTTAAATTCCCTAAATGATTGGCTATCCCTAACAACACAGGAGTTAAATATGTTTGATGAATTAGATAATTTTTATCATCCAGCAATTCAGGACTTACATCTTTTAGCAGAGCAACAAGAACAGAAAAAGGCACAGGACAAACAGGCAAACCCCACAAGGCATCTTTTTTCTGTTCTTCTGGCAACCCTTGCAGACTCGCCGACATGGCGGCTCTCTCGTGCGCCCATTCAACAACTTTTGCAAGTTGCGTATTCACATAAATTGATTGATGTAACGCTTTTTGCCGCTCATCTTCAATCTCACTACAATCTGCTAAAATCACAGGGTCAACACCAACATGCTGACATAATGAAACAACTAGCGATTGCAATTGAGCCAAAGCTTCGGGATTATTTGGAATAGTTCGCATACACACACCTTTCACTAATTCACGCCTTTAATCACTGCCCAATCAACATCAGGGCGAATTTCTTCTGCTGTCACCTTGCCATTTGTGGCTTTAATGATTGCAGGGATATATTTCACATCCATTTTTCCACCTTTAGCCCACTTATTTACCGCTTGTTGACTCACGCCACAGATACTAGCTAGTGATTTTTGGTTTCCACAAATTTTAATAACTCTTTTGATTCCTGACATACTTTCCCCTTTTATGGAAAAAAAACAACTAAAAATGTAAATAACAACCAGAATGGTTGTAATTTACAACCAATTTTACCAAAAATCAACAACTGCTGTTGATTTTATTTATACTGCTTAGGTTGTAAAATACAAAAAAGAGTAATTTTTATGCAAAATTTATCTGTTCGTCTTCGTAAAGTTTTATCTGAAAAGCGCTTATCTCAACAGTGGTTAGCTGAACAAGTTGGAATTTCCCAACAAGCAATAGGTAAAATTTTAAATGGAGGCAATACTACAAAAATTTTAGAAATAGCAACTGCACTAGGTGTTGATGCTCATTGGTTAAAAACGGGCAAGGGTTCACGTGATACTTCGCTTGTTGTCAGTGAACCTAGCGCAGAATATAAAGTGAAAGTAGACCACTTATCTGTGTCTGCGATTGCGGGGTATAACGGTTTTAGCAATGCTGATTATCCAGATGTTATTCGTTCAATTTATTTTTCAGAAAACGGCTTACTTGAAATTGTAGGTAAAAAAACAACTCAAGGACTTTATTTAATCAGTGTACCAACTGACAGCATGTCGCCAACAATTAATAAAGGTGATATTGTCTTTGTTGATGTGAATGTTAATGCTTATATTGGCGAGGGGGTTTATGTATTTGACTTGAACGGTGAAACTTACATTAAACGATTACAACGCATTCCAACAGGTGTCATTCGTGCATTATCAGATAACCCACTTTACCCACCTTTTGATATAACAGAAAAATTATTTAATACCGCAGTTGTTCGAGGTAAGTTTATAAGAGTACTACCAATTAATCCGAAGGATTTGTAGGAATGCATATGGATAAATGCTTTGTTTACATAAATACACATAAAGAAATTAAGGCATATTTTATTAAAAACATTAACCAGAAAAATAATGGCTATTTTTCTGGCATGAGTGAGGATTATCAACGATACTTAACTTTTAGAACAGATAGAGTCATCAAATATTTTGATACGTTACTACAAGCTCAAGAATTTGTTGATAATATTCCTATTGAGATTAAAAACAAATTCTTTGATTTAATTAGTTCCCAGTGTAAGACTTTAAGCTCCCAGTGTAAGACTTTAAGAACTCATTCTACAACATTCTGTTTTACTGGTTTTAAGAAAGCACAAAAAGATGCGCTTATAAAATTAGCAAATGAAAATAATTTACGCGTTGTTGGTGACGTATCACCTAATGTTAATTACCTTGTCGCCTGCGAAAATTCAAAAACAATTGGTCCCCGTAAATTAGCCAAAGCAGAACAATTTGGCATAAAATTAATCTATGAAGATCAATTTTTTTATATGATAGAAACGGGTGAAATACCGCAATAATCGCCTCCCAAAGCACTCTGATGAAAAGAGTGCTTTTTTATGCTCAAAATTTAAATTTGTGAAGTAAGTCACAAAATAAAACAAAAATAATTAAAAAAAAGTGTTGACCTTTGATAATTATATGGTACCACATAAACAACTTAAAGGGATAAGCCCTTAAGTTTAACAAACTAAAAAGGAAAACAAATTATGAACGCACAAATTAAAGAATTCGGTCACCGCTGAATATAAGCGGCTAAACAATTTGTATTATTTTGCTTGTTAAAAAGTTTTACCGCTGAATAAGCGGCTTGTGAAAGTTTAATTCTCTTTTTTCTAAAAGACTTCACCGCTGTATAAGCGGTTAAAAAAGTTATATTTTTATTTTTCTTTTAAAGTTCACCGCTGAATAAGTGGAAATGGAAAGCGATCTTCGGGTCGCTTTTTTATTTCTAGAAAATAAAGGGCTATTAGCCTTTTTTAATTCTCTTTTTTCTTCAACTGCTTTTCTTGTTCTTCTGGCTTTAACTCAAATTCAATTGTACTCGTAAAACCGCTGTCGGTAATGTTGTGTATCACGCTTGTGATAATCCAATCACTACTGTCAATTTCCGTCTTAAACCCTTTTAATTCTGCGGGCATTTCGGGCATTAATTCAGGTTCACCGTATGCCATTGTTAAGCTGAATGATGCAGTACCGCGTTTCATTTTGTCAAATGCCGCCTTTGCGCCTTGAATTGCACTTGCTTCAGTTTTGTAGGTGTGGCGTAGCGTTTTAATCTGCTCACTGTCGCTAGTGAGCGGTTGTGTTTGCACAAGTACGTTTTTCTTTAACTTGCTTTGTTTGCCTTTTTTCGTCGTGCGATTGACTCGTTGCACGTCAGTATTTTCATCAATAATCACTTCGCCTTTTTTGCCGTTGTCGAGATTGTGCCAGTACGCCCGCACGGCTTTGTAGTTGTCACTTTCGTTGATGGTGAACGTGTAGCTGTCGCCACTTTTCTTCGTGATAGTGATCTGCGGTATTGCTTTCCCGCTTGCTGTTTTTGCTTTGCCGCGTTCTATGAAAAGCAATGCCCCATTCTTCACAGTGCTGATTGCATCATATTGTTCGGCGATTCTACTCAATAAATTAATGTCGCTTTCGTTTTGCTGGTCGATGTGTTCGATAAGCTGTGACTTGAATTTGTCGGCACAAATCTCTTTCAGCTTGTTATCTGCGGCAATCTGTTTCACTAACTCACCGAGTTTGATTTTGTGAAATGACCGCTCTTTTTTCTCGCTCAATGTACTTTTTAAGTCAGCACTACGGGCCCGAATATTCAATTTATCAGGCGTACCGCTAAACTGAATTTCATCAACTGAAAATTCGCCTTTTTCAATTAATCCTTTCCCTTTCCAACCAATCGCAACCTCAATTGTGGCATTGCGTTGCGGGATTGCGAGTTTGCCGTCGTGGTCGCTCAATTCTAAGTCTAACAAATCGGCTTCAAATCCTCGGTTGTCAGTCAACGTCAGATTGATTAGTCGGTCAGTGACAAGCTGTGTAATGTCTTTCTTATCGTCTTTTGTCTTGACGATAATTCTAAATGCGGGCTTTCTGTGATTTGTTGCGTTGATTAATTCATCAATTATCATAATAAACTCATTACTTTGTCTGCGAGTGCAATCAAAATCGGATCATCTGTGCGTTTCAAGTTCATTGTGAAGTCAATCACCCGTGGCGCACCGTCACCGAATAGCTCACTTCTGCTTTCACTTATGCTTTCAATCACGAAAAAACCGACTAATTCAAACGTAGCCCCATCAATGAGCGGGAAACTTCCCCCGCTGTCTGCCATTAACTCAAGCATTTTAATGCTAAACCGACCGCCTGTGATTTCAGGCGCAAGCCGTCCGCCAATTGTGACCTTTTCACCCTCTTTGCCTGTAAATTGCGTTTTCGGCATACCGCCCACAATGCTATTTGTCGGATGTCGCCAACTGCTTTCACGCTCAAATGTTTGAAAAGGAATTGTTGACCGTGCAAAGACGAACATTCCTAATATTGCTAGTGCTGTGTTTTGTAACATTCTCACCCCTAAAAAAACAAAAAGTGCGGTCAATTTTGTTCAAATCTCACCGCACTTTGTTTCATTCTTTAACTCTCAACTTCAACCCGCTGACGTGCTTTTTCCCGCCATTCCATCAATTCACTAAACGTCATGTCATCAAATGCCGAGGGTTGCCAGTGAAAGACCATTGCGACATCAGCGATTGCATCCTCAACGCTTGGTGCGATTAAGATTCTTCCGTTTCCGTCGAGTTCTTCCCTAAAAAACTCACTGCCGCCGTCGCAAGTTCGGTGAAGTCTTCAACTGCCATTTGTGCAAAGTCCGCTTTGTGCAATTTCGGCACGGTAATGCGTGGCAATAAGATTTCCATTGCGTTGACGTCAACTTGCAACACATCAAACATTTTTAAGCCTTTGAGTGCTGGCACAGTCGGTTTCATCACTTGTACTTCTTTGATTTCTTGCTCACCACGTTGAATTGCAACGGATAACGCAATCACTTTAATTGTTGATTTTTCTTTTTCTGTCATATTTTTTTACCTTTAAAAAATGCCCCTCTCGGGGCGTGGTGTGTATGTGTTCTTTAATTAAATGCCAATTGCGGCACGATGGTCTGCGAGTTTATCTACACCGTCTACAACAAACACGCTGTTTAACATATCAATTTCGATTAAATCTTTGCCGTCAACAATGATTTTGTAATACGTTAAAGGCACTTTGAATGTTTGTTCGGTGTCATCGCCCACTTTGCTGTTTCCGCTGTCAATTTCCGTAAATCGACCTTGCATCACAAGTTCAACAGATGTAACCTCTTCTGTGTCATCACGCTGATATGAGCCAAGAAAACGCAATGGAATGCCGTTGATTGACCCGCCGAATTTTTTAATTAATTCGACCATGTAGCCACCGGCTTTAAATTCCGCTTCGAGCTTTTCAAGCCCGAGATTGACATCCACCGAACCAATCATACCGCCCGCGCGAAATTCTTCGATTTTCATTGCTAATTTTGGTTGAGTCACTTCCGTGACTTCGCCGAGATATTTGTTACCGTCGATGATTAAATTCATCAATTTAAGTTTGCGTGGTAAAGCCATTTTCTACCCCTTACGATGCTAAACGATTTGAAAAATCAACAAGGTATTCATCAGAAATGTACTGATTAAAGCCTAGCTGTTCGAGCGGTGGTACTGGGTGATAATCATAAGAGATCAACAACTTCGCATCTTTTAAATTCGTTGCACTGTTAAGCTCTTTATTAAGCCACGCGTTACCGCCAATTAAGTAGCCTTTTGTGGTGTAATCACGCCACTTCGCATTGATTGCTTCAATAATATCTTTCACTAGCGTGACAGAAATATCTTTATCCACTGCCCAATCAAACGCCCCTGCAATCGTATCTTTTAAGATTTGTGCAGTGCGGGTGTACACTTCAAACTTGAATAATGGATCTTCTGCAGTCGTGCGTAAGCCCCAAAAACGAAAGCCATTATGATTCACGCAACACGTGATGCCTTGTTCATTGAGATAGTTCACATCAGTCGAGCTGTCGTTAATGTCAAAATAGAGTGGTTGTGTGACACCGCTCACGCCATTAATGCCTTTATTTGAAATAGACGTATGCCAGCCCTGTTCTTTATCAAGATATGCACGCATTGCCGCCGCACGAGTGACGGCATAGTCAATCTCAACTTTTGATGTGTTGACATTAAATGACAGAAAATCGCCCATGATCAGCATGACTTCACGTTGTGAGAAGTTGCGTTTATATTGCACCGCTTGTTCTTTCGTTTTACACCCTTGACATGAAATGTAAGCAAATGCGTTGAGTTTGGCGGCGATACTTGCAAGCTCTGTGGCCACTTCTTTTGTGTCGAATTTTGGCACACATAAAATACGTGGTTTGATACCGAATTTGTTTTTCGCAATCAATAACGCCTTCAAGCCTGTGTACTGCCCTTCTTCTGTGATTGTGCCAATAATTGCCGTGTTCATTTCACTTGCTTTTGTTTCTTCGTCTTCTTGCGCACTTTCTTGCACTCGCACAACAATCACTTTGCAATTGACTACATCAGAAATCCCGTCAAGCGCACGTGAAAGCGTGCCTTGTTTTCCAGCCTTGCCAATTGCCGCTGCCACGTTTGTGATGAGAACGGGTTCATTGAGTGGGAATGTTTCATTGTCTGCGTCATTTGCAGTACAGACAATACCGATGACTGCGGTTGATAGACTTTGAATTGTGCGAATTGCTTGATTGATTTCTGTGACTTTGACACCATGTAGATATTCTTCAGACATAGATCGCCCTTTTTGTGTATGTGTTGTAAATTGACGTCTATTGTTTAAAGAAAGTGCGCTTGTGTCTAACTGTTGCCGTTGTGAATATGTAATATACAAAACCGCACTTGTAGCCAGCCGCTGTTGCGAGCCATTAAAACTGCGA